AAGATGGTCACCAGTTATAATCCATCCTTGTGGTGATTCGATACCGTTTGATGTTATTTGAAAGTATTTATTAGTTAATACGCTTCCGAATGTTCCCGAATAAGCATTTATAACACCTGAAAATGTACCATCAGTTGCATAAACCGTTCCTGAGAAAGTTCCTGATGTTGCGTTAATAACCCCTGAAATATCTGCATTTGTCGCTATTAGTTTTCCGTTATTTTGAACTCTAAAAGGTGCTGTATTTCTATTAATGTAGTTAGATCCAGATGCGATGCTTACGGTTGTGCCCGTAATGTCTCCATCGTCTATTTTGCCTGAAATAAATGCATTCACATTTCCATCTACTCCTACTTCAATAACTTCAGACATAAGCAAACCTCCATCGATTGAAGTAAATCCATCCGATCCATTTAAAAACTTGATTTTTCCTTTTATTTCGCCTGTATCGAGATTGAAATAAGTTTGCATATCCAAAGAAGAAATAATTCCTGTACGGATAAGACCACCATTAATAGTTGTAGTTCCTATGGTAATGGAAAGTACACGAATATCATCAACCACTGTATGAAGTATTCCGAGTAAGAAGTAAAAATCATTCACATTATCATCGAACTTTATTTTTTCCTGAGTAAATCCAATTACAGCATCAGTTCCGGATTTAGAGCAAACAGCGTAAACATACCTGAAACCATCATCAGGAATTACAATATTATTTTCTGCGATATTCCATGTCTTATCAAATGTCTGCGAATAAATTACCCCTGCATTTGTTTTGACTTTGTTTTTATTTCCATCGATCATCAACTCGAAAACTACCGAACAACTTAATTGCTGAGATTTCGCACCAACGGAGAGCATATTTGTTTCGATTGATTCGGGTTTGATGTTTTCCGGCCAGAAGTAACCGTCTGTGTCAAAAGCTAGGTTTTGAAGCTCCTGAGTAGTCTTCAATCCTAATTTAGAATAGTTTATGTTTCCAAGATTAGTAATTGATAAAACATTTTTAATTGTTTTTACGTCCAGAATAACTTGTGAAGCGTAATTAATCTCGTAAGAATCAGCAATTGTAACTTTATAATTAAAAGGATTATAAACTCCGCCTTCAATAAATGTCACGGTTGTAGAATTTATCCTAAGCATTTTATTAATTCCTAGAGGCTTATCAACTACTGTCACATAATCACCGATGTCAAAGTTTCCGATCCCGATTTTCTCCATGTAAGCGGGATCGATTTCTAAATCATAGGAAACCTTTGCATTTTTATGCAATTCAAATTGCTCAAGCCCCTTAACGAGTAATTCATTTTCAGCATTATCAATATAGGTCTGAGGCATGACGATATCTAGAATCACATACTCATCACCTAAAGCGAATTGGAAAGCCTCAGAATCAACATCGGGAAATTTCTGCCCGGAATCATTAGTGAATGGAATTATCTCAAATGTTTTCGTTATATGGCTATAACCACCTTTTTTTATCTCAAATTCATAGCCGGCAAGATTACCAGTATTGAAATGAACCTTTGCAGATGTGCCCGCAATCAGATGTTTAGTCGTAACATTATCGGATTCTTTTGCGTTCAAATCGAAATCCATCCCAGCATCTACAAACTTGAATTTCGTATCTCCTAAAGAAGTAACCTTTCCGGTTCTCTTTGGATAAATGTCATCAAATGTAATAGATCCTTCTTTCAATCCGAATCCTGCAATCAGACTTGTATCTTCAATAAAATCAGCTGTCGGCAACATTAAATTCATTGAGAAATTTCTGTAACCGTTTGGAATATTTTCAGTACCACCTAAAACGTAAAGTCTATTGATAATATCATTGTCATCAACATTAGAACGGTTTAAAGAATACAATCCTTTACCTTTTCCGTACTCGAAATTGATGGGTAATTTTCGACCGAAATCTCCGGTATGGATTAAGATTTTATCATTCTCAATTTTAACCCAGAAATCTACTTTAAATTCATCGCAAATTTTCTGTAAGGCCGAAAGACAAGTATCATCACCGAAAGTAATTGTTTTGGTTTCAGCGTTCGTGAAGTTTCCGATTTCCCAATCCAAAGAAAGCCTTTGCATATTATTTTTAAGACAAATCAAAAATGTTTCAATAGTTCCGATTAGCGGAAATTCTAAATTAAATTTTTGCCCGTTTCCGTCCGCATTGAAGTATTTGCAACGAAGCATATCATACATTAAACCTTGAGCGATAATATCGTATTCGTATTCAGTATTACTGATTTTGTTGACATTCGGTAAGGAATTCAATCTGTAGATAGAACCAAACAACACAAAGTAGTCATTGATTTTAATATCCAAAACAGAATTTGATTTCATTCGGATAGTCATAGTATCATCCGAAAGCAAAGCTTTACTTATTACCGCTGATTCAACAGAACGCTTCCCCCTTTCAATTAAATTGAAAATAGGTGAGCTGTTTCTGTATAAGGTTATGTTGTTCATTAGAATAGCTTTATTCTTGTTTGAGAATTTCTCACCAATATTTTATTGTTTACATCTAGAACTACGTATGAATGTTGATGTAAAGGTTCTATTGCTTCCATTAAAACGTCAACTCCAGCTGTATTTTTTTTATACACAAGTAAAGGTTTATTAAAATCCGTATTGATAATCTCAAACTCTTGATCTTCATAAATGCCGTCTAAATATATCTTCCCCACATTAGTATTTGAAGCAGTAAATATTAATGACAAAAATTTCACATCAGGATTGTTAATATGGATCTCGTTTTGGAATTTTACTTTTTCTAATGTCGCATAGCTTCCTAACTGAGAATTCAAAGAAGTTTGTGTTACATAAATTGCAGGATTAAAATTATTAGAAGTCCAATTTGTAACTCCTGTTGGAATAATATCAATAGAACCTCTCAAAGTCATGTCAGTAGTATTAATACCTTGATACAAGAATATTTTATCAGCAAGTACTGGAAAATCTAATCTGTTATACCATGTATTTGTCCCTTTAAAATGAAATGAAGTTCCATAATAACTTTGGAAATTTGTCAATGCTGGGTCTTCATCATAATCTGTTATAGATAAAGGAAAATCTGTTTTAGCTATTAATGCTGTATTGTATGCTCCTCTTTGTGTTAAATACAAATCAGGATTAAAATTTTCGTCAGTCCACGGAGTAGCCATTTTATTTAGTTTTTAGTGTTAATAATTGCATGTCTGTAAGTTTTTCGTAAGCCTTATAAGAGAAATGAAGGCCATCAGTGGTCCATTCGTAACCTCCAATATTTTCATTAAAATCAAACCACCCGCAATTAGAATAAAAATCAAGTGCAGGAATAGAATATCTCTGACATACCTTCAAACATGCGTCAAAGTAATCTTTAAGATTTTTCCCTAAATTGTTAGACATTCTTCCGGATTGAACAGATGACATGAAATTAGGCTTAAAATGGTATGCGCCACTGGTGCAAAAAAGAATTGTACTATTTGGCAAATTTGCTTTTAAATACTCAAATGAGTAAGCAAGAGAGCCCACGGTTGTACTTCTATCGCTTTCAGATACTCCAATTGGTTGATCAACCTGATAGTCATTAACCCCAGCCATTATAATAATCAGATCGGGGGCAAAGCTTACTAATTCAGCTAATCTTGCATCAGTGAAAATATGATCACTCCAACTATTATTATTTGCGATTGTTCCCCCTGTTTTTGCAAACTTTTGAACATTATTAGTTTGGAATTTCCTTTTAATTAAGTCAAGATATGTTGTAACAATATTTCCGTCATCATACCCATCAGTAATTGAATCTCCTACAATGGCTATCTTTTTGTTTTTATATAAAAGCTCGTCATTGGTGTAATCTTTTATAAGCGTATAGCCAGGAATATTTATTTCATTCGCGAATGTGATGTTAGAATATGGCTTATAATTATTTTGGTCAATTGAACCCGAAAATGCTGTGAATTCCGATACAGAAATCCGGTAAACGCTAATGCTGGCGTTATTGATTTCAAATACCAATGAAATTATTCCCGAAGGATCTTTCATCAGTCTGTATGTCTTAATAATATTAAGATTACCTTCAACTTTTTCTGAAAAATGCTGTAAAATATTAGGATAAATTAATGAGTTGAACCTGAGTTTGACAGAATTATCTTCATTTTTACTTGTAACATCTGAAATATTGCTTATTGAAATTTTCATGTCAAAAAACGCTCCGTCAGAATAATTGATATCAGGCATTTTTACAATTAAATTGGCAGCACCTGCAGTAGCCCAACTATCAAGCAATAACGAGCTATCATTTACAACTGATCTGCTTATCTTTGAAATTTTAGGTGCTATAGGTAATTCCTTTTTTACTAGCTCAGAGACTCCATTTTTAACCCAAATTTGAACTTCATTAAATTCAATATCATCAGGTGTTACAATTATATTATTATTGTTAAAATCCTTTGTATTAACGAATGTTCCACTCTGATTTACATCATATTTTTCATAGCGATCCGGATCTCCTATAACCCATGGGGTTGGATATGGGTTTGTCACAGGATCATAAGGCGTATTAGGCTTCAATATTCCTTTTATCCCAGACTGAGCGCTTGCTTGTACGGTTGCTCTCCATTCATTATCCTGGGCTTTTGTATAAACAGTTCCTATCAACGTATTTTTATCAATAGTTGCAAAATTTTCTGGTGGTATAATATCGTTTACGCTAACTGTTATTTGATCTAAGTCTGGCATTGTATTTTGTTTTTATATTTTTTCCCAAAGTATTTCTGCTTCGGTTTGTAAATTTTTAATTTCTTCGATATTTCCGGCGATGATGATGATCTTCTCTTTTCCAATCATATCCTGCCATTCTCCTATTATTTCGGCTGTTTCAATTTTTGCATTTCCGTAGGTCAGATTGCTTATTTCGTTACCATCTGAATCCAAAACTTTGTAAATAAATTTCCCGTAATCAGACATATTCAATTCAGCAAAAGCTTCAAGAGAATTATATCCCGTTTTTCCATTAGTTATTTCAGAAATTGCGACTGCTGAATAGGTATTGTCCGGCTTTCTTCCAATCACTACCAAAATCAAATCTTTTGGTGCTGTAATATTTACTTCAACTGAAAACCTGAAGGCCGTTTCATCGGTTGGAATTGTGTATGCCTCGTAGAAGTCAGCATTCACTCCACTTACCGAAATCAGATTAATACCTGAGCTCTCGTAAGAGGGCGATTCGTAATTCTTGGCGAAGTTTACATTTCCTCTGGCTGTCTGTTTTGTACCGTCACCAAAGAATAATTCTGTTTCGGTTGTAGACTCATAAGAAAGTTTGAATTTATCAAGAGATGTTTTTAGGATTGTTTTAATTGGGTTTGGTTCAATAAGATTAATTGTAAAAACACCTACCATTCTACCTTTTCTGAATGTTTTCTCCAAAGCGATATCTTCCTGCATATAAACTTCGTAAGCCAAAGTTTTAAATTCGAAAGGAATAATATGAAGTCTTTGAGTTCCGGATCTTGCAAACTGATCCTTAAAAGCATGAAAATTGCTTAACATTACCTCCCAGTTCTCACCATCAACAAAGCATTTTAGTTCAATCTTTCTTTCCTTAAATTTTACATTTCTTAGATTTGGAGAGGTTCCGTGATATTCTGCCCAATCATAGGACTGCACGGATTTTCTTTCCAAAGCATCAGCGATGCCGATAGAATCAGAAACATAAACTTCGTAATCAAGGAAGTTTTTATAATTGATAAAATATTGTACTTCGATCATTATTTAAAAGTTGATATTTGAACTTTTACATTTCCAATGCTTTTTACATTGTGATTATCATAACAGAAAATACTTACTGAAGCTTCCTCTAAACATTCAATTTCCACTTCTGCTTTATCCATAATATTGATTATTAGAATTGCGTTTCCGGAAGCTTTTATTTTAGCTTTAGTATTATGTCTTAAAATCAATTTACCTATGGAAAATTGATCATAAGTAAGAACAACAATAGAATTTCCGAAGTAAGCTGCTTCAAACTCACTTTTATTACTACCTATATAATCCGTATGAAGTCCATAGATATCAGATTTGCCTTTGAAAGCTCTTAAAGTTTCAATATCTGGGAAGTCATTTTCCATACTCCAATCGTCACCTTCGAAATACATTTGGCAAAGACTTTCAAGTGAAGAATCGTTTTTCATTTTCTCCTGATAATCTTTACACAGATTTTGCTTCTTTGCCAAGTTTAAAATATTGTTCGTTTTCATTATGGTATACCGGCAGCGCCTTTTTTAACTTTTTGATTTAATTCAGAAATTTCTTTCAAAATCGCCTTCAGTGGTCTAGTATTAATTTCGATTTGACTTTGAACTAAAAGCTGGTTTTTAAATACGTTTTGATTAGCCTGGTGAATTTTCAGAATTGCAACTATATTAATACGAACCGCATTAAACTGAGCTTCTAAGGCTCCGGCAGTCTTTTCTGTGACACCTTTGATATCGCCTTTCATACCTTGAGCATTTTCAGATGCTGCACCGAATAGGTCCTGATATTGCTGAAGCGCAGCGGTGTATTGCTGCATAGCTGTTACTCCTAAAGCTTTTATCTTTTCTCTCTCTTCCGTCGTAAGTCCATCAAAAGATCCTGAAACCGAATTTGCGGCAATTTGTTGCTGAAGAATTTTTATTTTTTCTAGCAAATAATTTTTAGTAGAATTCAAATTAGCGGCAACAGAACTATTTACTGTAGGAATTTTTTTCTCAATTTCTGCAATTTGATCTTGATAACTTTTAAGTGCTGCAGCTTGTTCAGCGGTTGCTCCAGCTTCGCCACCAAATCCCATTGATTGGTATAATTTATCAACCATACTTTTTACAGCTGGTTCCAAAATTTTAATTTTTAATGCATTAGCAACAGCGTTTCTCATAACGTCATCCACAACCTTATCAAATGCAGTTACAGCATCTTCTCCTTTTCCAAAAGCATCAATTAATGCATCAGCTATTTTTTGTGACCAATCTTTAAAATCTGTAGTTGTTATTGATTTTTGAAAATTGTCTATTACATCTTGGATTTGTACATTAATATCTTTAATCTGCTCGGTATATGCTGCAACTTTATCTTGATCTACTTTTTTCTTATCAGATTCTTTAGACCTCATATCATAAAGGATTCTTTGTTGCTCCTTGAGATTGGCAATAAGATCTCTTTGCATAGCTATTTGTGACTCGCCAGCTGTCTTCTCTATTGTTCTTTGAAGTTCTTCATAAGCAAATTTTAGATCGTCAACAGCTCTTTTCCATTCACGAATACCTTTTTCTTTCTTCCCATCACCAGCAGTCGAAAGCATTTTTACTATTCCTACAACCATTTGAGCTATTCCGCCAACCATTTGCTGAATATTTCCTGAGAAATATCCAACCAAAGCATTTACTAAACCTTCTAAAGTTTGTGTAAGATCTTTTGCAAATTTTTCAAAAGGCCCACCCTTACCATCCATTCCAAGTGCTTCGGACAATTCTTTTGCAGAGTTTACAGCTAAATCTGTGTAAAATTTAGTTTCTTGGATGTGTTGATTTAAACGGTTAAAATCTTCTTGTGTAGCAGTTCCTTCGCGAATTCTTTTTCTTAATTCTTTAAAGCTTGCTATAAGTGATTTAAAGGGACTGTTTCCGGTTGTAAATTTTTTTAAGTCTTCAATTTTTTTTCTGAAAACTTCAATTTCTGCAGTAGGAGCTCCCAAATTAATCAGATTCTCCATTTCTTTTTCAAGTTGTGGAATCAGTTGGGAAATCTCCTTTTTTGTTAGAGCATCAATATTACCAAAAGCTTTCTCAAAAAGATCTGTCTTTTCAAAAACAGACATAAAAGCACTTCGATACTCTTTAGCCTCATCTTTTCCTGCGGCGTTTAGTAATTTTAATCGCTCAGAATCAGAAACGTTCATTAATCCGATTCTACGACGAAAATCATTATATTTTTCAGAAATTTGAGTTTGTTTCTGTTCAAAAGTTTCTTGTTCCTTTATGAAATTAGTGTAAATCTCTTTTTGTTGCTGGGAAATTTCCTTTTTCCTTTCTTGAAGGTATTTTCTTTGTTGAAGAAAGAAGTCAGTGTTACCACCTGCTTTTTGATAAGCATCAGCCTGTGTGTTTTCAATTGCATCCAGCTGGTCCACAAAAGATGGTAGCGATTTTAAAGCATCATCAAGACTTCGTTTAAAATTTTCAAAAGGAGTCTCGGTCCCGTTTAGTTCAGTAATTTTTTGCTGAAGGAAAACAATATCTTTTTTCTCTTGCTCAGTCAAAATTCCAGTTGATTGTTTTGCTCTTAAAACCTGTTCTTGTTTTTCTAAAAATTCAAGATAGTTTTGAGCGCCATTGAACAATTCTTTATATTGAGCATCGGCAGTTTCTTTTCCGTAGAATTCAGCCATTTTATAGTAATTATTCCATTGGCGCTCTGACTCGTCAATTCGCTCCTGGAATGATTTATACTGAGTGGCCTTTAATTTTTCATTTAAAGCATCGTATCTTTTTCCCGCTTCTTCGATGCTGATAATTTCACCAGTTAAAAACGGATTTCCTTTTTTGTCTTTATCTTTTCCGTATTTGTCAAGCTTACGAACTTTAACCATTCCTTTATCAACCAAATCCATAGCTTCCTGCAATAGCTGCATTTGCTGTTGAATTTGTTTTGGCGTGCCAAATGGAAATACCTCAGCGATTTGAGCTTCTTGCTTTTCTTTTTTAGGGTTTAAAAGTTCATCAAGTTTTTTCTTTTGTGCTTCAAGTTTCCTGTAAGCTGCCTCAGTTGGCGCAGAATCCATTTGCGCTGAGATCTCATCGATCTGCGCTTTTATTTTCTGGGCCCAACCTTTTTTTGCAGGTGTTTTGTCTTCTGTGATTTCAGTTTCTGTAATATTTACACCTCTTTTTGCAAGATCATCTAGCTTTTTCTGAATCTCTTTTTTCTCCGCCTCCTTATCTTTGACAATTCTATCTACACGCTCCTTTTTTCTTTCTTTTAGACTCCACTTAAAACTACTATCGAAATCTGTGAAATCATCCCACATATCGCCAAGACCGAAATCTCCTCGTGTGTTTTTTAAATCTTCAGTATCTGTTTCTAACCTTCCTAATTCATTAACATATCTCTTTGCTTCAGCTTCAAGCTTCAACATTTCAATATATTTCTGAATCATTCCTGTAGCTTTCCCAGTTTTTACAGCCTCTGCATCTAATTGATCAAGTCTACCGTTCGATAATAGTTGGAGCCTCTTAATAGCAGCTGATCTTTGGTCTTCTGAACTTGACTGATCTTCGATAACCTTAATTAAAGCTTTAATTTTTGCCTCTTGTTCAGTGATTGTTGAAATTTGATTCTTAGCATCATCATTCATTCTTTTCTGTGATTCCTGAGCAACAGTCAACGCTGAATTATATTTATAAATAGCATAACCCAACGCTATAATCAACGCCGTTGCTAAAGCATATGGATTAGCAAATAATGTTGCGTTTAAGAATGACGCAGCTTTTGCTGCTGCTGTCATGGCAACAGTCTGGGCCATCTGTGCGATTGTTAATCGTTGCGTAGCAAGTGCATTCGCTGTTTTCGCCGCCGTATTGGCGACCTCTGTTGCGGTTTCTACAGTATTCGCAGCAGCAGACAATGCAGTTGCAGTTACTTGTAATTCTTTTTGAACAGCATAAAACTTGGTTCCGGCAGACAACGCTGCGGTTCTTGCAATGGTTGCAGATTCTTGCGCTGCTATGACAATATTCTGCGATTTTTCAACATTTTTAGTGGCTATAAGCACTTCTCTGGCTGTTCCATTTGCTTGCACCGATCTCAATTCTGCTTGGGCTAAAGCAAGCTGTACTCTGGCATTGCCAAGAGCTTGGGCTTTTTCTATACCTAAAGCAACTGTTTTTTGCTTTTTCACAGCTAATGAAGAAACCTCAGCTTGAAGTGTTGCATATTTAGTGGTTAGAGCAGCTCTTTCTGCCTGAGCTTCAGCAAGTGTTGCAGCGGTTTGTCTTTGCGTAACTATTGCACGGCCTAGTTTCATCCTTTGCGAAAAAGATAAATAGCCTATTTCCGTTGCTAATGTTTTATTCGCTACTGATTGAGCAGCTGAAGTAACCATTATAGCCGCTTTATATGCTCCATACGACAATACAAGAGTTTTTATTATTTCAAATAACTCTTGGTAATGTTGCACCAGGTGTGTTAATCCATCAATCCCGTCGTAAAGAATACCTTCATTAGCTTGACCAATTTTGTTTAGCATCTGATCCCATTGATCGCCAAGATTCGAAACTCTTCCAGACATTGAGGTAGACTGTTTTTCCATTAATTCGAAAAACATTCCTCCCTCGCTTGTCAGATTTTTGATCACTTGCTCAACATCTTTAAAACCTACCTTGCCAGCCTCAATCATACCTTTGATAGCTGTCTCATCAGTTTTTAGAACCTTGGCTAATTCAGCATACATTGGAATACCAGCTTCGGTGAACTGACGCATTTCCGTACCCATTAATCTTCCGGCAGCTTTTACCTGACCATATGCAAGAATAATTCTATCAATAGGAACTGAAACCCCTGCGGAAATGTTTCCGATCCTAGTTAAAGTATCTAAAAGGTCTTTCGCAGGAACCTGGAATGCAAGAAGTTGTTTCGCACCTACAGATACATCTTTTAATGAAAACGGAGTTTTAGCAGCCAGATCAACCATATCCGCCATTAGTACTTTAGCTTTATCGGCACTCCCAAGCATTGTAGAGAATGCAATTTCCGTTTTCTGGAATTCTCCTCTTACATTGATAAGTTCTTTTGTAAATGAGAATAGTGTTTGAGCGGAAAAGTAACCACCGATAGCGGTACCTAAATTACGGAAAGCCGAATCCATTGATTCAGCTTCTCTTTTTGCAACTCCGGAAGCTTCACGAATGCTATTTTTGATACGAGTGATACCGGCATCAAAATTATTAACGGATAAAAGTGCATCGAAATGTAAAGCTCCCTGATTCATTATTTTATATTTCG